AAAATACCTGATACAGATCCAGATCCAGATCCAGATCCAGATATTAAAATAGACGAATCTACACAAACAGACTTTACACTACCAAGACAAACAAATCCAATTACATTTAGTAATTTTGAAAGACACAATTATTTTAAACATTTGGAATTTGCAAATCAAAGTTATTTTGAACATTTTCGAGATTCTCTATTTTATTGTGGTATTAGTTTAAAAGGTGCCTTTTACTTTTTTTGTCACGGGATTTGGCCAGATAGTTTTCAACAAAATGGATCAGAAACTATACACGATTTAAATAATATAATTTATGAAAAATACAAACAACGTATAGAAGAATTGCATAGAATTAATTAAAAAAAAATAAATTATTTAATTAATTTAAAATTATTTGTTATTTGTAGTTACTTTCTTATGAATGATCTTACGAACGATCTTACGAATGATCTTACGAACGATCTTACGAACGATCTTACTACGAATGTTTATCGCAATAAATTAAAAAGACATTTAATAGATCCATTAGAAACAACAGTTTGTACTGATAAAGTAAATATATTTACGGACTCTGTAAAGTTGATTTACTTTTGGAAGTCTACAACAGACAATTGTTTTTTTGAAATTTTTAAATATCTTGATAAATTTATTTGCATAAAAGATTCAACTGGGTATATTTATAATTTGTGGAATGAAGAAATAGAGAACGAATGTATATATAATGAATCAATATATGATATTATCAAATATATCTTCAACAGAATTTGCATATACGATGACTTGTCTGAAATTAAATTTTCAAAATTAGAAAATCAAGATTTAGTAAAATATGTTTTATTATTTTATAATGAATATACTAAAAAATTAACAGAATAAAATTTATATTATATTTTCGTATTTAGTATAATATTCATCAAAAACATTTTTAATTAAAATATAAGATTCAGAGACCGTGTTAATAAATAGTTGTTCCGTTTCAACATTATTATCTAAATAATTTTTAAAATCTTTTATTAGCAATTTTATTTTGGAATCATCATATGCTAATATATCATCTTTTACATACTTGTCTAATATTTTATAACCCATCATAAGGCCTAAATAGAACATATAAGAATGTTCTAAAGGATATTCTTTGCATTTTTGCAATAAAATTTCTAAATTTTTGGATACATTCATATCAATATCATTAATATTAATATTTTTTTGCAATCTTGTAAATAATGGCATAAAATTTTTATATTTGGCAGTGTTCTTTAAAAATGCACTTTCTATTTTATAAATACAAATTTTGTTAAAATTTATATATAATTTTGCTGCATCTGGATTTTTACGAATTAATTGTACAAATGGGTGACGATCTACTTGAGTATGACAGTCTTTTGTATTTTGGTACAAACGTTTTGTAAATGTTTTATTATCGGTTTTATTCATTTATTATTTATATTTTATAAAAAAAAGATATAAATAACGTGTCTTATTTTGGTCGAAATATATATTGTCTAAAATGGTTCATTTCTTTATCGCGGACAATATTTTTAATAATTTCATTAAAATCTTTACCTAATAATCTTTGTATCATAAAATATATAGCATAAACGCCACATTCATTATTTTGCAATTGATGTTTTACAGTATTATAATGTGTTTTATAAGCTAAATTGTATTGTTTTAGATAATGGTCTACTCGATCTATAAACATTTGAATATTTTTATTTGGAATTCTACCGGCAGAATCATAATATTCCAATGTTTTCTTTTTATTATCAATTAAAAATGAAACCCAATGGCTACCTGGTTCATTGTGAGTATCCAAGTTAAATACAATACCTATTCGTTTATGATCAAAAATCCTTGAATAATCTACATGTGTTAATCTATAGAAATCAGATGGTAATGCACCCAAAAATTTAAAAGTTGGATCTAAATCTTGGTATTGTTGTAAAACATTATCAATATCTTTTGTACTTAACCAAGAATTCATTGTACGTGTTATTTTTGGTTTAAAAGTAAAGTATTTTAATTTTTCTCCAAGATACTTGTCCTTTATATTATTTATAAAATCAAGGTCTATCCAACAATATTCATATGGACAAATGTATTTTAAACGATTGTAAATAGAATACCATAATTTTTTTTTAGATTTTTTAATGTCAATCAAGGCGGTTGGTAGACATCTTTTATCTTTTTTAGAATCTTTAGAATCTTTTTTAGAATTTGGACATACTTTGTTTGTTTGAATGTAAATATTAAAAGCTAATGCAATTTGTTTTAATTCATCGTATTCAAAACATGTATAATGGTCTTTTATATTTACACTTGGCGAACAATATGACATCTATCTATATTTACCATACATTAAAAATTTATGAAAATATTCTTAATTTAAAAATAAAAAGATTTATATTTATATAAAATGTCTGGAAGTTATTACGAAATTTTTATTAAACAATTTGTTCAAACACTTGCTCAGTTAAGTGCTGCAGCTTTAACAACATCAGTTGCTGTCCCACTTTATAATTTTTATATTCGGAGAAATACTTACGAAAAAGTAAATCAAAAAGAAGACCTTGAAGAAGATCTTGAAGAAAATGATCAAACAAATCAAACAAATCAAACAAATCAAACAAATGAAGCAAACGAAGCAAACGAAGCAAACGAAGCAAACGAAGAAGATAATTCTTCTGATAATTCTTCTGATAATTCTTCTGATAATTCTTCATCGGAAATGCCGAGTGAACGTGGAAGAGATGTTATTACTTCAAAATCCTCGAGTCGACCCATCTGGTAGTGAGTATAGCGGTATTGAGAAAATGAACAACGTATACGCAGGAAGAAGATTCTTCTAATAATTGTTAAAATTAATTTATAATATTATAATATTATAATATTATTATATTTATTATATTATAAAAGATGGCAGATAATACAATCATTATTGTTATAGTAGTTATAATATGTTGTTGTTGTAGTTCTATTATTGGCGGAGTTATTTATTCAAGTTCATCAAGTTCGCCAAGTGACGAAAACAAAGACGAAAACAAAGACGAAAACAAAGACGAAAACAAAGACGAATCTAACAATGAATCTAAAAAAACATCAACACCCGCAACAACAACACCCGCAACAACACCAGCAACAACACCAGCAACAACAACACCCGCAACAACACCCGCAACAACACCCTTACCATTTAAACAAGCAGGCAATTCATGTTCTTCTACTATTAATGACGGACTGTGTTCTGAAATGAAATCAAATCATTGCAATGCTGTTATGCAAGGTGATGGAAATGTAGTTGTTTATAGCAATGGGAATCCTGTTTGGGCAAGTGATACAAATGGTAAGGGATCTGCGCCTTACCATTTAAAAATGCAGGGTGACGGAAATCTTGTAGCTTATGGTGCATCTGGAAAAATTTGGGCAAGTGATACAAATGGTAAGGGATCTGGACCATACAATGCTGTTATGCAAGATGATTGTAATTTCGTAGTATATGGTGCATCTGGACCTATTTGGGCAAGTAATACAAATGGCAAGTAATTAAAATCTATAACGATAATCGTAATCGTAACCGTAATCGTAACCGTGGTGATAATCGTGGTTGTAATCGTAACCGTTGTGATAATTGTGGTTGTAATCGTAACCGTTGTGATAATTGTGATGGTAATCGTAACCGTGGTGGTAATTGTGATGGTAATTGTGATAACCGTTGTGATGATAGTAGTTGTATGGATAATCATACTCGTATCGTTTATTTAATGTTTTGTAGCCAAAATACATTTTGTATGTTATTTTGATATAAGTATATAAAAAAATTTTTGATAATTCCATTTTAATTTATTTAAAAAATATAATATAATTTAGTAACAGTAGTTAAATTTAGGTTTGTATATAGAAAATTTTTAATTAATATAGAAAATTTTTAATTAATATAGAAAATTTTCGTTAAAAACTTTGATTTAAAAACAATTATTAATATATATTAAAATAATTTATGGAAGAAAATAAAAAAGTAGCTCTAGTAACGGGGATTGGAGGGCAAGATGGATCTTTGCTTGCAGAATTATTATTAGAAAAGGGATATATTGTACATGGTATTATTAGGCGTTCTGCTACATTTAATACTCAAAACATTGATCATATTTTTGATAAACTTCATTTACATCACGGGGATCTTACTGATTCAATGAATATTTATAATATAGTTAAAAAAGTTAATCCATGTGAAATTTATAACCTTGCTGCCATGTCACACGTGAAAGTGAGTCATGACATTGAGAATTACACGTTTCAAACGAATACATTAGGTGTTCTTTCTATTTTGCAAAGTGTTAGGAATTTGGGTATGGAAAAAACTTGCAAGATATATCAGGCATCAACTAGTGAAATTTTTGGCAATATTACAGATGGTAGTTTTAAATTAAATGAAGATTCACCACAAAATCCATGTTCAGTGTATGCAATATCAAAATATGCTGCCCAACAATTATGTAATATGTATCGTGATGCTTATGGAATGTTTGTTGTAAACAGTTTACTTTTTAATCACGAAAGTCCACGTAGAGGTGGAACTTTTGTTACAAAAAAAATTACTAATTATGTTGCAAAATATTATAAAACCATTCCTAGAATAGGTGGTTGCGGATCACCAAGTGGAAAGTTAGCAAATAAATCTAGAAAAAACAATGCTCTTGAAAAAATTGGACCATTAGAATTAGGTAATTTAAATGCTAGACGCGATTGGTCTCACGCAAAAGATATGTGTTATGGAATTTATTTAATGTTGCAACAAGAAACACCAAGGAATTACGTTTTATCTAATGATACAACCCATTCTGTTCGTGAATTTGTAGAATTGGCATTTAAAGAAATTGGAGTAGAAATAGTATGGCGAGGAACTGGTATAGATGAAGTAGGTATTAAACGAGGAACGGAAGATGATTCAGAACCACATATAATTATAAAAGTTAATCCTAAATATTATCGTGATATTGATATCGAATGTTTAATAGGTGATTCCTCAAAAGCAAGAAATGAATTAAATTGGTGTCCAAAATATAATTTTGAAGAATTAGTAAAAGAAATGGTTCAATCAAGTTTAATTTAAAAACAAAATAGACGATAGGTTTAAAACATTTTATATTTTTATAAATATATTATAAAATGTTTACATGTATTGTATGTAATAATAAAAAACACAATGATTTTTATTCTGATCATGTATATTGCGATAATTGTTTTCACATACAAAAAAAATCGCTAAATATAGTTTTGCCATTTGAAAAAACAAGTTACAACAAAGAAATTTATAAAGGACATATACTGGATGAAATTGCGTCCTTACCGATTCGACAAGGTTCTATTAAAAAAGATCAAGATGAAACGTATAAAATTTTAAATGTAAATGATACGAATACAGATATATTGGATGATATACTTGGTATGTTAGTGAAAAAAACATCAAGATATAAAATTAAAACAGTATCTATATCAACATTATTTAATCCTAGTTTTTTTTCGTCCCACGAATCCAGTAAATTAACATTATCCGATTATACATCAGATATGATAAAAAATGATTACGGAACATTTGATGTAATTATTTTAAATGACATATTAGCTTATACAAATGATCCATTAACAGTTTTAAAATCTTGTGAAAAATTGTCAAATGAAACTACACTTGTTTTTTCAATGAATTTACATAGTAGAGTATTTTCATCTATGAAATTATTTACAATGGATAAAAATGTTAATAGTATATTTAACACAAATTCTATGAAAAGATTATGTTATTATTCAGGTATGCAATTATCCAATTGTAAAGCGATAAACGAATGGAATTTATTTACATTAAAACGCGGTATTGAAAATGTTCCACCAAGAGTTATTGTTAATATATTATATGAAGAAATGATTGCAAAAATTTATGATAAATCATTCTATAACACATTATCGGTTAATTGGCGAACACATATATCAAATATTAAAAGTATAATAAAAAAATATACGAGTATTAATTATAAAATAGTAGCTGTTTCTGATTTACAATATGATTTTATGTATTTTAATTTTTACAAAGATTATTATATTAATTCGCGTGATTTGTATAAAATAAATAAATTAAACAAAAATGACAAATACATAATCATCATATATGATTATATAAATTTTAACGATATGAAAATGAAAATAACGGAATCTAATAATAATAATTTGTTGTTTTTTGATATTTCTAGTTTGATAAGTTACAATTAAATTGACAGTTAAGTATTACCACTGTAGTAACTAGATGATCCACCATATGATCCACCATATGCTGGAGGCATACCAGGCATTGAGAAGCTTGCACCTTCTGGTCCAATAGATCCAGATCCTCCGCCCATCATAAATATTCCTCCAATAGATACAAGTATACAACAAACAATACAACAACTTATAATGTAAGGTACCATAGCTGCACCTACAAGACCACTTAAGGATGCGATGGGGTCGTAACCTTTTGCGGTTTGACTTTGTTCACTTGTAGTAGTTGATACTACGTCACTTGAAGCTTTTGCCTTATTTTCAGTTGCTACACCATAACTACTTAAACATTCCATCATAACATCATTTGCTTGATCAAATTTAGAATCTGTTACGGTAGAACCAACAATATTAATAACATTCTCTTGGTCAATTTGCATAACACATCCAGCAATAGCTTCATTGACAGTTTTTTTACTATCCTTTAATGTAAATTTGTTTTCTTTAGTAATACTCGTATTACTTTCTGCATTAGCTAATCCAATACCAGCAGAAGCATTTTGTTCTAAACCTTGTTTAAGAGCAGTCATTAATTTATTTTGAGCTTCTGTATCATTTGTAGTTGCTATAGCTGTTTGTAAAATACAAGTATTTTTAGCAGCATTTTTCTGATTAGTGGTTAATTTAGTAACAGTAGAACCAACAATATTCAGCACATTGCTTTGATTACTCGTTGCTTTACATGTATTTTCAACTTTATTAAAAGTTTCAGAAGACATGTTAATATCAGTACTATTTAATTCTTTAATATCAACTTTAGATTTTGTTTGCGATGCTCCCATTAATATTATTTATAAATAAAATAAATATAAATAATTAAATACAAAATTTACACTTAACGTTTGTTTTTATTAAATGGTTGAAAATCATATGTTATTTTATCACGATGTGATTTTGCAGCTAACCATAAAAAGAATTCTAAATAGCTTAATGTCGTATCTATAGCTATTTTATCATCTACCTTTGTTATCCAAGCATCTCTTACAGATTCGGGTATATTTATAATAATAATACGTTTTAAAGCTATAACTAAACCGGCTAATGCGTCTGATTTAAAAAATTTACATTTAGAATCATATGCTTTTTGATTTTTAGATGAAACTTGATCACAAGCTGTTCCAATTGTATCTTTGAATTGATAAAAACGTCGTTCTAATAATTTTTCTAGATCTTCAAGATTTGTTACCTTAAAAGGTTCTATTTTAGCTTGTTGTATTTTACCCCCAACTTTAATACTAATTGTTTTTGTTTGAGAATCATCTATTTCTCCTAGATACAGCTGCATAGGTAATTCGATAAGTATACGGTTATCCATATATAAATAATATACTTCAACATCTTGATATTGGCAATTACATAATCCAGGTGAATCTTCACAAGTGAAAGTATCTGCGGGTGAGCACTTGGTTTGAGTAGTATTATTAGCATTAATATTTTGCTTAAAAAAACTACTATAAAGACCATCATTCTCAAAACTATAAAACTCCTTACCATCTACAATAAATGTTTTCAAATCATAAGTATACTGTATTGTATTTGGTGTGTAAAATACATCATCGCTCGTATACCAAGGATTCAAAATCATCGTTGATAATACAGGATCTGTTTTTATTAAATTTTGATCTGGTAATCGCCAAGTTCCATTAAAAAAATTTTTAATTGATGTAAATATTTTACTTGTATCGTATAATGTAAGGGCTTTTTCTCTAAATTCTGAATCTGAAATCATCAAAGGATGAAATACACAATATTCTGTACTATAAATACCGTTTCTACCAAATATAGATCCAGTATCTTTGTCTACAATAGTTTTACCACTTTCGTCTACTACTGTACAATAATTATTATCCCACAAATAATCAATACTAAATATTTCCTTGTATTTTTTATGAAAATAAATGACACCAATTACTAATATAGCAATTATTAATATTATACTTGTTGAACCTGTTAAGCCAATTGTTGATCCTAATGCCATCTCTACAAATATCAAATAAATTAATTATAACTAAATTAATTTAATTAATAATGACACGTTTTAATGAAATTTTTAAACAAATTGTACTTTTACAGCTAGTGAACGTTCACTTGTTTTAATAAAATGGTCATTGTTATCCAAACTTAGATATTTTTCATCATAAAACTTTATATAATAATTTTCATTGTCCTTTTCTAAAGCTAATTTTGCATTTGGAGCATAAGGATTAAAACTATTTACCTTTATCATATCATCTTTACAAGTCTCACCAAAACAAGATGCTATATAATAACCACCACTTGATAATGCAATCAAATCATCACTGAATTTCATAATACTAAATTGAACTCGTTCAGATTCAGTTTTACTTGCGCATAAATGTTTATCTGCGCATATTTTGGCATATTTGCCATCTGCTGTTTTCAATACTACGCGTTGATTTGTTTCAAATCCTTCCTTTGATTGTGATCTAAAAAAAAAGAAATAAATTGCAATTGCTGCAACTATTAAATAAACAATGTTAAGATCCATATTTATCTTTGTATTATATATTATATTTTTAAAAAAAATTTGTGTAATTTGTTTATTTAATAAACAATATTAACGACATACTCATAGATACACATAATAATATTACAACAAATCCTATAATTGTACCAATACCATATGTATATAATTTTGCAACACTTTCAGCAACCTTTGGATCTTTAGTTTGAATAACTTCACCACCACAACTTGATTGAGTAAATGAAGACCCCGTTATAGTACTACCCAACGCAGTTATACTACTTTCATCTACACAAACATCAGGACATTTTTCATCTTTTACAAAGAAAAATTTATAAGAATTTGCATTTTTATTACATTTATCAGACCAACATTTAACAGGAGTTCTACCTAAAGCAGGATCTGGTGCATCTTTTAACATATTTGTAGAACAACCACAAAAATCTTGATCGTTAGGATTTTTGTTACAATAATCTTGAACCCATTGATCACATTGGATTGAAGGGTTAGCTAAACAAGGATCATTCACACCCATTTTATATTACAATTTGACAAGAAATTAAAAATTACTAAATTAATTCAAGTTACAATTTAAAATACAATTTAAAGTACAACTATATATAATGGAAACAACAATAAATCTTGTAAAAACATTACCATTTGAAATATGGTATGAAATTATAAAATACATTGATATAACCACGTTAAGTAAGTTGATTTGCACTAATAAATTTTTTAACATAGTTATCAATAATAACTTTTGGTATTTAATTGATAATATAGTTGAATACGACCATTTCGACTATACATTAATACCAGCAACTATACAAACATTTGACAAGTATATATATTTAATAGATTGGAATTCGATTATATTACATAATCAAAGTTGTACTGGTAAAATTATACCAGAAAGTACCGTAGTTTGGATACCTAATAATAAAGATTTAGAAATAATTTGTACGTGTCAAACATTTTCAGATGATCTTACAAGACAACTGTTTCACAAAATCAATTATAAAACATTGTTGTCTACACAAACAATTCCCCTTGATATTTTATATAAAATAATAGAAACTAATAGTTTTACTTTGTCTACTCAAGATTGGTATTATATATGGAGTAAACAACCTATCGATTACGACTTTGTTCTGACATTTATAGATAATGTACAATGGCACCCGTTATCATCAAATAAAAATATTGTATGTTATGAAATTATACAAAATTATGGTGAAAATATAATATGGCAAGAATTTACAAAACATAGTATAAACGAAAATATTTTAGGATCATTTATACACAAATTTGATTTTATATGTTGGAGCAATATATCAAGGTTTACTGAATTGTCAGAAACATTTATAAAAACTAATTTCCAGCACTTGGAATTAGGATCATTAATTAGATATCAATGTTTATCTGAAAAATTATTAAATGATATTGTTTCTAAATTTTCAGAAACGGATTTTACTTTTTATTTTACAAATATATTGACGTATCAAAAATTATCAAAGGAATTTTTATTAACGTACAATACATATAGTAAAGATCAATTATTAAGATCACTCGTAAAAAATAAACGAATACCTAGATCATTAATACACGAATTACAATTAATAGACACGTCGATTAGTTCCGTCAATTACACTGTTTGAATGTAAACAATCATATAGATTGCTTAAAATAGTATCATTAGACAACGTCGTTAAAGATAACTTCAAATTTTCTATATCATTTTTAAATTTTTTAAAATCATATTGCCAATACAATATATCAGTATCCGAATCGTAAATTCCCCGTGTTATACCAGAAAAATCTGGCGCACTACATTTATAATCCAATACAAATTTAAAATTTTCAAATTCTGGAAATAAAGATTTTTCTTCACTATAATAATATCGAATAGGGCATTTTGAATAATTATGAATAATCATATTTTACACATTTATGTATTTTGTATTTTTTTCAATTGTTTATAAAAATTTGTTTATAAAAACAAAAACAAAAATGAAAATCAAAATCAAAATAGAAATAGAAATAGAAATTTACGTTGTAAAATTAATAAATAATAATTTTCTTTATTTAAAAATACAAAATTATGTATTTTTAAATGCGAGTATTAGTTACAGGTGGTTTTGGATTAGTTGGACATTCCTTACAAAAAGTTGTAAATAATAAAAGGGATAAAGGAGGACATACGTTTATTTTTTTATCAAGTAAAGATTGTGATTTGCGAGATACAGATCAAGTATATAAATTATTCGGGTTACATACCCCTGAAATAGTAGTACATTTAGCTAGTCGTGTTGGTGGAGTATATGATAATATGAATGGTAATTATAGTTATCTGGTAGATAATTCAAGGATTAATATTAACATAGTAGATGCGTGTCAACAATTTGGTGTACAAAGATTAATTAATTGTTTATCAACTTGTATTTTTCCAGACAAAGGTGTAATTTATCCATTAACAAGTGATCAATTACATAATGGTTTACCACACGATTCGAATATAGGATATGCGTATTCAAAACGAATTTTGCATTTAGCATCACATTTAGTGGTTAAAACTAGTCGTTTAAAGGTTATAAATGTTACACCAACAAATTTATATGGAGAATACGATAATTATAATTTAACGAGTAGTCATGTTATTCCTGGTTTAATTCACAAAACATATTTGGCAAAAAAGAATGATAATGATTTAACAGTTTATGGTACCGGAAATTCTATGAGGCAATTTCTTTACGTTGATGACTTTGCAAAAATTATTTTAAAATTTATTGACTTGGGTACTTCTGAAAATGAAATTTCATGTATAGTTAGTCCATCTGAAAGCGATGAAGTTTCAATTAAAACATTAATTGAGACTATAACCAAAACATTTGGTTTTCGTGGAGAAATTGTATATGATACTACGTATTCGGATGGTCAATATAAGAAAACTGCTACTAATATGGAATTGTTTCATTATTTCCCAGATTTTGAATTTACAAACTTGGAAACTGGTTTACAAACAACTGTAGATTATTTCTGTAAAAATTACGATACAATTAGAAAATAAATATATATATTTTATAAATGTATATATCTGGTAATACATTTTTTTACAAATGTATAATATATTTTTTAGATAATTTAGATGATTTTATAGAATGGACACGTTTAAGAAAAATCTAATACATTTAATAATAATAATAATTTTTTACATTGTCTTTTAATATAGGAAAGAAGAGCATCCTAAAAGTAAAAAGGAGTTTGTTTCCTCACTTTACCCACCTATAAGCTTTATCTTGATCCCATTCTTCAATCATTGCGCTGATGAAATTTCATTTTCTCAAATGCACCGTTAGTATTATCTCCATCAAATAGTGGTAGACCACGTCCTTTACATCCATCGTGATTGTGACAACCATCAGCAGCTTGAAAATAACCATGTCTGGTAGCAATAGCATAATGCTTGTCCCGCCTAACCATATTATTTTCTAGTGTCCAATAAAAGTCTTCCTTTAATTTATTAAGAGAATCTAGTTCAGCCAAAACATCACGATTATTAACATACAATTTTTCCTTTGCCCATAAATTTTTTGCAGCAACGCCGCGATTATAAGTACTTTTATCATCTGGATTAGATAATAATCGAACCCACTCATCAGCTTGTGACAAAACTGTATCTCCTATTTTAATACCTTTATTACTAGCAGGTACTTGACAAATATCACCATCTGCACACCACATTGTGTATTTTGTATCATATAAAGCCTTTTTAACAGCTTCTTGACTTGATGCCAATTCACCAGGAGCTCCTTTATCTCCACGTAAACGATCACGGAATGCTCCTGTTTCATCTGTTAGTTTATCAGAAAGAATTTTTGCAAATGCCGTATTGTCTTGTAAACCTGTTACGATACGAGTTGCTACGGCATCATCTTTACCCATTTTTGCTGCTAAACCTTCACCTAACACACCTGGATTTTTTGCCAATGCCGCAGCTACTTTGTCATTATAAGAACTCACATCTGTAATTTTTTTAGCTAAAGCTTCGTAATCTACTGATTTAGCTAGATTAGACGACGCATCTGCAACTTGCGTTTTTAGAGTGGCGTAATCTTTTGTTTTTGTTTCCAAGGCTGTAACTTTTGATTTTAAACTTTTGAGTTCACTTGCACTATTCCCCATTATATATATATATATATATATAAAATTATTATTAAAAATATTATTAAAAATTTAAATAATTTACAGGTAAACGTTTAGAATTATCTATTTGAAATAATATTGTTTTAACTAAACAATCTAAATCATTATTCCCTTTTCCATACCCAATATCCTGATAAAAATCTAATTTGAAATCGGATTTGTCATCAAACCAAGTACATATATTTTTATTAAGTATTACGAATCCAACACAAGGTGGTATAGATTTTAGTTCATATTGTTTGTATTTGGTTTCAGATAGATTATCAGGAGGTTCATTATCAGATTCACTTTTAGTTGGTAAAAAATGGGATAAAACAAAGTATTTTGGATAATAATTATTTCCTGTAAAAAACTCCAATGGTGTATCAATTATTTCATTACTAGTATGAGATACGCAAAATGCAATATAGCATTTTTGATTATTATCATAATATATAACAAATTTATACAATTCATTAAATAAAAATGACAAGTAAAATTCTTCTATATCATTTTCATTAATATAAAACATTACCAATTGTTCGCAAACTAAAAACCAAGTTTCTGTACAAGATTCTTTTATTATAGTATAAGGTATAACATTTTTGTTGTATTCCTTTATAATTTCAAATTGTAAAGACTCTTTAAAATAAAAATCAAAATAATGTATATAAAATCGAATACTGTCAATTTTTTCAGATACTGAATAACAATTGTCTGTATTAATATCTTTTAGAAATTTATTTATTGGCGTTTTTTTTTTGACTGCAAATTTTTTGGCTCTTAACATATTATAATAATAATAATTAAATAAATCAAGAATAACGTTAATAAATTAAATCACTAATTTTAATTATTTTACTGTATTTATCAATTTTGTGATTTACATACATTACTATACAAATATAAAAATTTGAATTATAATTATTTTTATATAAAAAATTCAGGGTGTAATATGAATTTAGAAGAATTATCATATGTTTTAAGTACTATTTCTTTAATATTTTATAGTATAGTTTACGTTCCGCAATTTTACGTAATCTATAAATCAAAGTCTTCAGATGGCATTTCATTTTGGATGCTATTATTGTGGACGCAAGCAGATATCCTAAGTTTAATAGGAACAATTGTGTTATATATGCCATCAAGTATTATTATTATAGGATGGTATCATTATCTTGTTGGTGCTATTATGATAATATTTGTATTATATTACACTGACAAATACTACACAAATGAAAATAGAGACACAAATTTAAATGAAAATACAAATGAAAATAGAGACACAAATTTAAATCGAGACACAAATGAAAATGAAAATACAATTGGATATGAAAATACAATTGGGTATACAAATTTAAATAGATATTATATTATAAAATGTTTTGCTACTACTTTATTTTTATCTATAAATACGTGTACATGTGTTGTATTGAATATATTTATCAATAAATCACATGATGAAAGTGGTGCTATATTAGGGTGGATTACAATGTCATTTTATTTAATTGGAAGAATACCTCAAATGTGGATGAATTATAAAAGGAAATCAACAGAGGGTTTATCATTATTAATGTATATATTTACAATGTGTGGAAATGGAGTATATTTGGCAGTTATAACGATAGATCCAGTTTATATAGAATCTAATATGCCATGGATCGTCAATTGTATTGTTACGATTTTAATGGATATTTTTGTAATTTGTCAATATTATATGTATAAATAATTAATTAAGATACGGTAATAAGAATTATTTAAAAAGATAATATATTTTACAGTATCAAGTAAGTAATAATGATAAAGTATTATTCTAATAAAAATGATGCATTGAAATGTTTAGATACATTAGAAACGGGTATAGTTTGTAATAGAAATATAACTAAATATTTTTTACTAGATGATTATCAAAAATTTATAGATTTAATTAAACGTAGTCATAAACGAGATTTTTATGAATTTATACCAGCAGATAAACCAGTTTGTTTTTATTACGATATTGAAATATACAAAAAAACCAATGAAAACAATACATTAGATAATTTTTCAGATAACAAAGAAAATAATAATAATACTGAAAATGCTACAATTGAAGATAATTCAGGTAATTCAGGTAATTCAGATAATTCAGATTATTATCAAGATTACAATCGAATAATAGAAACGTGTATAACAAAGACATTTGATATAGTTAAAACGCGATTTCCAGAAGCAAAAATGAAACGTATAATATTAGAATCGCATTCTACAATAAAAAAATCATTTCATATAATTTTAAAATTCTTTAATGATGAAAAGGAAATTGTATTTAAGGATGTTGGTTATTTAAAAAATTTGTACAAGAATTTTGGGTTGGATAAATTTCGTGGTGATAAAAATAAATATTTAGTAGATCCAAGTGTATATAGGGCAGGTTTGTTTAGAACAATATACAGTTCAAAAAGAGGTGAAGATAGACCGATGAAAAGGAGTAATTTAAGTGATCCGTTTATGGATATAGAATCATTTGTGTGTGCAATTTCAGAAGATCATATTTTATTTAATGAAATTGATAATAGAAGGGATAATGGAACAGATAATGGAAGGGATAATGGAACGGATAATGGAATGGATAATGGAACGGATAATGGAACGGATATAATAGAAGTAACAGATCATATAGTTGTAGACAAAAATGTAGTAAATGTCCCTGAAGAATTAGATAAAAACGATAAAATAATAATAAGAAGGTTTATTCAAAAAGAATTTCATCATTTTCCAAATAAAATACGAGATGTTTTCATAGACAAAGAGCATAATTGTATTATTATTTCATTAATGGAGCGTTATTGTCCTTTTTTAGATAAAGAACACAGAGGTAATAATCAGTATATAGTAATAGATACGAGTAGTGCGAAACAGAAATGTCATAATACAGAGTGTAATGAGGACAAATATAATGAAATACGTTTATGTCATTATCCAAAAGAGGTTAATGAAATTATAAAAAAATGTTTAAAAGTGAATCAGCAAGAAATGGATTTGATTGATCATGCTATTGTGGAATGTAAAAATTACATTAATGAAAATTTTGACAAAGATGTAAAAGAAGTACAATTTGATAGAAAAGAGATGATTTTTAGGGGTAGTGTTGGAGATAAAAGTTTAGTTGGTATATTAAAGGGAAAATGTCCGGAATGTAATGTAGAACATCATATTAGCGATAATGGTTATTGTTTAAAATGCAAGGTATGTCAGGCAGTGTTTCCTAAAAATCAAATTATTCCATTAGATGATCGTTATAAACATTTGAATAGTTTTTGGTTGAATTATAATCAACTTGTTAATCATGGGACTATAAATAATATTATAAATATTTACAACAATGCTGGTTCAGAAATAGATTTTAGTTGTGATATAAAACTTGACAATGCTATTTTCAAGAATAAAGAAGTTACAACTATTATAAATCAAGTTTTAGATGGTCATAAAATTACTATGATTTCAAAATTATTGTTTACAATTAATAAAGATTTTGTATATTCTCGTAACAATTGGTATTATTTCACAGGTTCTGTGTGGAGATGTGATAATGATAATATTGAAATGAAAAAGTGTATTATAGATTTATCAAATATGTTTGACAAAATCAAGACGTATTATGATAATAAAAATACTGATGCGACAACAATGACATTAAATAAGAATATAAAAAGTTTAATAAACAAGTTTCACAAACCTGGTTATCAAGACGATATTATAAAGGGTGCAAAGATTTATAATAATGACGAATCATTCGTTTATAATTTAAATAGTAAAAAACATTTAGTTCCATTTTCGAATGGTGTTTTTGATTTGTTAGAAAATAAATTTCGTAAAACAAAAAAAGATGATTATGTTAATTTAACAGTTAATTTTGACCATTCTACGACAGAAAATCCAGAAGTCATTACGTTTTTAGAACAAGTTATACCAAATCGTGGTGTTAGGGACTATGTTTTAAAAAAGATGAGTGAATGTTTAAATGGTGATATACCGAATACATATTTTTTAATGTTTATTGGTGATACTGGTGCAAATGGTAAAAGTCAGTTGTTGAATTTAATGAAATTAGCGATGGGAGATTTTGGTGAAAAGGTAGAGGTTACACTTTTGACACGTAAACGTAACAATGCAAATGAGGCAAATACAGAAAAGATAAAATTGATGCATAAACGTTTTGCGTTTTTAAGTGAACCAGAAGATGGAGAAAAGATAAATATTGGTTTACTCAAGGAACTTACTGGTAGTGAAGAAATTGTTGCACGTGGGTTGTATCAAGAAGCTATGAGTTTTGTGATGGAAGCAAAATTATTTTTAGCTTGTAATGAATTACCAGAAATTAAGGGTGAAGATACTGCATTATGGCGTCGTATTCGTGTTATAGATTTTCCTTCACGTTTTGTGGATGATCCTAAAGAAAACGGCGAATACAAAATAGATCGTACACTTCCTTCAAGAATGCGTGAAGATGTTACTTGGCGTCAAACGTTTATGAAAATATTGTTAGATTATTATTACAAAGATGTCAAAGAACCTGTAGAAGTACAACTCAAGACCAATGAATATCGTAAAGAAAATAATGAATTTTACAATTGGGCTGATGAAAATATAGAAGAAAAAAAGGATGGTATTTTAAAATTAAAGGACGTGTGCGAATTGTATACTGGAAAAACAAAACTTCCATCCAGAATGTCAAGTAAATTAAAATCAGAAATGGAAAAATATATAAAGGCTAAATTCAAAGGGATTGATGATAAATATAAAGATTCAACATTAAATGGAGAAAGATACAAGGGATGGGTTGGTTTAGAAATACGTGAGTTATAATTATGGTTTGAAATACAACAATACAACCAATGTAAATATAGTAAAAAACGTCATTTTTGGTATTTTCAAAACAATCACGTTTATGGTTTAAAAGTTTTTACGAATTCCTTAATTATTCTTAAGAAATTAAGGAATTTTTTTAAAAAACGTCATTTTTGGTATTTTCAAAACAATCACGTTTATGGTTTGAAAGTTTTTACAAATTCCTTAATTATTCTTAAGAAAAATAAGGAATTTCTTTTACTTTTTTAATATTTTTTTTAAAAAACGTCATTTTTTGTATTTTCAAAACAATCACGTTTATGGTTTGAAAGTTTTTACAAATTCCTTAATTTATTAATAATAATTAAGGAATTTTTTCTATGTTTTTTAAATGTTTTTTATAAAAAATATAAAAATTGACGAGACGACAAATTTTAAAAAATTCAAAACGACACTTGTTTTAAAGGACAAATAAGGAATTTTTTACGATTGTAAAATGTAGAAAGTGACTTTTTTCTGTTTTTTTAATCAAGCACGTTTATGGTTTGAATATTTTTACAAATTCCTTATTTTTTCTTAAAAATATTAAGGAATTTTTTTATGTGTTTTTATAAAAAGTCCAAGACGATGAATTTTTACACTCTTCATAAAGTACTTATTTTAAAGGATAAATAAGGAATTTACAGATATTGTTTGTGATTTTAAACATTTTGAAAATACTAGTGTTTATGGTTTGAAATTAGTCACTGATTCCTTAATTATTACTAAGAAAATTAAGGAATTTTGTTTGTTTTTTTTTACAGGATTTT